ATGTTCGTAAACATGACCTGCGGATATGTAGACGTAACGGTTTTAACCGCAATACCATCATATTGCTGCTGGTTGATAAATTTAATGCCGTAGCTGACGTTCGTGCCGGGATCGCGGTAGTAAGTCGCGTCATCCAGCAGCACGGGGCGGTTGCCCACAAAATCACCTGACGGGCCAAGAGTACGATTAATAGTACCGGCGGGCCAAGTGAAAACTTGATCTTGGGTTGAGTAGACCGACAGCCGTTCTGTATTCCAGCTATCAATCATCTGGTTCATGGCGGTCAGCGCATCTTGCGAAGTCTCCGCAGACGGCGTTTCGCCTTCTGCCAGAACGCCCAACAGCCTCAGTGAGCCGTTAATAATGTCGCCAGCCGTCGCCATTGATTAGTCTTCCTGCACTGCGCGTCGGCGTCCACGGCGCATGGGTTCCGCCATTTCGTTAACGACAGACGCTTCTTCAGCGGCTTCGTCCGAAGGTTCCGCCGCTTCCGGCGTAGCCGGATCATAGCGCATCCAGCCGTTGCTTTCATCATAAATCGCTTCAAGTTCGCTAATTGCGACTTTAGCCCCATGCACGGGATGGATTAGATATATTACCATGATATCACCCTGAAAAGGTTGCCCCGGCAGTTAGCCGGGGCAAGCCAATTACGCAACGCGGTACAGCGTCCAAGTGCCGTCGCCGGTCTTACGGGCGCGGAACAACTGCGCCGTACCAGCGGTAGCAGCGACGGTCATCAGACCGACCAGCGTCCAGCCCGTGCCAGCGACCAGCGTGATGACGCCCGAAGACGAACCATCGACGTTGATGACCGACAGGTCAAACGTGCTGCCAACCTTCGCGCTCGACAACGCGCTTGCTTCAAGCGAAGCAACCGTCGGGAGCGTGTAGGAAGCAGCCGACGAGCCGGGGCTGCCGAGCAGGATGCCCGACGTGACCTGAGCCGCCGTCAGCGTGGCAGTAACCGTCGCCGTTGCGGGCGCGGGGGCGTAACCCATGACGGGTTCGCCGAGATTGCCGTCACCAAGCTGGTAACCACCAGCACCATTGGGGAGAGCCATAATATAGTCCTTTCAAATAGGTTGTCCCCGACCGAAGTCGGGGACTGTTATCATTAACCCCAGAGACGGCAAGCCATCTGCGGACGGATCGTGCTGTAGCCGTACAGAACGTCAATACGGCAAGGCAGACGGTCGTTGTTAATGTCGTACTGACGAACGACGCGCAGCGAGATGCCGTTGTGGACCTGACGCGAAGCCATATCGACGCCCTGCGGCATGAGCAGGTCGGCGGTGGCGAAAGTGATCGCATCCTTGTGGTAGATCATGTTCTGCGGATACTGCGACGAAGCAGCGCCGACAAACACAATCGCCTTGCTGTTGCCCGGCAGAGCGTTGACAGTGGCGAGAGCGTGGTTGGCCGAGTAGATCGGAGCCACGGTCACGTCGCCAGCACCAGAGCCGTTCAGCGTAACGTCGGCGAGAGCGACGAACTGGAACAGCGAACCCGTGCTTTCGCGGGTCTGCGGGTTAACGGCAAAGCAGTCAGCAACGGTGAACACGTCGCCAGCCTTGATGGTGGCCGAAGCGCCAGCACCCGTGATGCTGATAGCCGAAGCACCTTCGCTGGTGATCGCCGCCGAGGTCGTGCCGCCGGTAGCGGTACGCGAGCCAGTCGTGAAGTTCTTGATGGACTGCGACATATTGATTTCTTCGAAACCAAGGACGCCCGTACCCATCAAGCCATTCTTGAACTGACGGCTGATCGTGTCGGTCGGGTTGAACAAGCCCTTCAGACCTTCAACGAGGCCAGCGTTCGCAGCCGGGTTAACGGTTGCGTAGCGCGGCGACATGACAGCAGCGTTTTCGTTCAGCTTCTGCTGGGCGGCCAACAGAACCGCCGACGTGCCTGGGGTCGTGCCGGGCGTGCCGACCGAGTTGCCAACGGTTTTGAAAGCGTTCGCAACGTCAGCGTCGATGCTGGCGGCAAGCTGCGAAATACGCGGCTTCAGAACGCGCTCGGCGAAGTCGTCCAACTGCATGGTCATTTCAGCGGTCGTGAAGTTCACGCCGATGTGCTTCTGGCTGGCAACGGTCAGCGTGGTGTACTGTTCGTTGTCATCCTGCACCTGAAGCGCAGCACCGTCGGTCACGAGCGCGCGGTCGGGCAGACGGATGCGCAGGGTGGAGCCGATCTTAGCGCCTTCGACGGCGAAGCTGTCGTCATACTGGCGGTTCACGTTACGGGTGAGTACGAGGTTGTTCTCCAGAATTTCCAGAGCCTTCCGCGTAATCATGTCAATAGTAAGAATCGAGTTCGACATGGTTATAGTCCCAAATTAGCGGTTACGTTGTGCCTCATACCGTTTGATCTGCCGTTGCCGTTCCGCTTCGATCCATTCTGACGTACTCATGCTCTTAATCGAGCGAGGGTCAGTCGTATCTAACACGTTTGCGCCAGAGGCGCGTGGCGTAACAGGTGCAATCGGAGCCGGGGCGGTTGAAGTTTTTCGAACCGGGGGATTGGACGACAAAGACGCCTCAATCTTTCCGATTTCCTTTGCTTGCAAGATCGGGTTCAAACGGGCAATGCGATCCGCTTCTTTCGGGTTGGTCCCTAGCCAATAAAGGACATCGGGGCCAATGTCAGAAGCCTGAATGCTTTGAGCCATGTACTCGGTAACGGGAAGATTCGGGTTATACGCGATCTGATCGAAATCATCATATTTATCGCGCGCCGTCTCTTCGAGTTCGTGGTACTGCTCAAGGATAGCCTGTTGATGCTGCTTGGTTTCCCGCTGCCGCAACAACTCCTCGGCTTTACGTTCGGCCAAAGCCTCTGCGTAATCCTCATAAGTCTCAAAATGCTCTGGAACCAAATCCATAGACGGCGATGCCGCCTGTTGGGCCTGGACTTCCGCAAGCCTTTGAGCCTGTTCGCGTTCCCATTTGCGCTGTTCTCTTGCGAGACGCTTACCGACAATTGCATCAAGTTCTTCTTGCGTGAAGACCTTGGATGTTTCCTGCTCGGCAGGCTGCTCTTCCGGCGTTTCGGTTACTGCGGGTTCTGGAGCCGCCGTGGTTTCCAGTTCCGGCGCGGGTGCTTCCGCTTCAATAGGGACGTTTTCGTCCATGTGTTTTGACCCTTTAAAGTCACCTGATGTTCCGCATCAGTACGGTTACAAACTGAAATACACCATTTAATGTATTTTAGTCAAATTTTATGCCCAAGTCCGGTACTGAGGTTGCGACGGATCGATAGAGCAGGCGGTAAGCGCCGCCGCTTGTTCGTCTGTCGGCGCCAGCAAAAGGCGGACGTTGGTGTAGTATTCTGGGTAGACCGTACCATTTGCCAGCGTAATCGGGCCAATTCGGTCGATCAAAATCTGGTAAGAAGCTGGTTCCACTGTGATGTAGCCTTCGCCGTCGTCAACTTCAACGCACAAGCCGCAGGCCAGCATCATGTCGTTAAACGCGTCTTCATCGACGTTTTGCGTGCAATAATCTGTCATGGCGCAACGCCCTTGAGGAAATAGTCAGCCATTAGAATACAAGCCTCAAATTAGCCGCAACCACTGTGCCGTAGATCGCAATCGTGAATACCTGAAAGAACTTTGCGTCAGATTGGCTCGACTTGTTAAGTTCATTTGCAATCAGATAGTGCGCCAGACCAACGCCTGCTTTCATTGCGATTAGCTTTCCGCACTTAGGGCGCGATCCGAATAAAGGATTAACTTCAACGCCTCGCCCACTGCCGACAATGTAGCACGTCTGGGCTGTATCGACGGCGTTCAGCACTTGGAACGCAACCTCGCGGTCGCGGAAGCCGTCGGCCTTCGCGGGGCTTGCCAATGCGACGAAAGACGCGATGACGCCGCCGATCAATTTCATACCGTGATCCGCTGAAGAAGCGCGTTGGGCATACGGTAGTTGTAATAGGTGATGCTGCGGATGTGGCCGTTGTAGATCAATCCGCCAGACCGGGAGCCAATTCCCAAGGCAACTGCTGTAGGAACGGTAGCAGACGCATCTGTTAGCACCGTGCCGCCATTTGTTGTTAGCGCGTAATTGTTAAGAGCGTAAGCAGCGGCAGTTGTAAATGGCACGTTTGCGACCACTTTACCCGTGTCAATTAGATTGACTTGCGTTGCGCCACCATTGAACACAAGCAGGCGGTTATCGGCTGTTCTGGCGAACAATTCGATGTTGTTGTTTGCGTCAGTATACGCGCTGACTGAAATGCCATCCAAGGCCGCCGTCGAAAGCCTTGATGTCCTAGTGACAAACGTGCCCGCATTCTGGTTATACCAGCTTGAGAAGTTCGCACCCGTCATCGTGGCGACATCAGCCGACCGCGTAACCTGCGAAGCCACTGTCGGGATGTAGCTGGTGGCGAATGAGCCTGCTTCGAGTTGTGCGCCGTAGATGTAGATGCCTGAAGTGCCGTCTCCAGCAAAATCAGTCGTTGCTGACTGGCATACATTTATTCGGGCCGTATCATTAAGAGCCGCTGAACCCACCAGCACAATCCGATACCAGCCGTTGCCTACATCTGTTGCGGTCGCTGTATAACCAGCGGTGACGCCAGAGACAGCGCCATTGCTTAAGTTTACATACCCACCATTGCTGCCAAGGCGCAGATATATAAAGTTATACCCACCAGCTTTTGCGTATACTGAAAACGCGTGTGTCGCAGCAGTGGAGGTGGTGATATAATCCAACCTATGCTGGGTATTCGACGTATTTGCGATTAAAAGATCGGCTGTCGCCGTTCCGCTAGGCGATGTCGTAGCATTGGCTGTGACGCTAGAATTAACCTTAGACCACACCGCGTTATCAAACTGCTCACTATACGTCAGCAGATTCGTCCGCTGCTCTTCGATCAGCAAGCCCTTAGCCGCCAGCGTTACGGGGTCATAGTCAAAGCGTGGGCCGTAATAGGCTGTAGAGGCAGCAGCAGCCGCAGGGTTGTAGACGTAAGGGTCTAGAGATGCGCTGTCGGAAAGTTGTGCGCCCCAGATGTAGATGCCTGATGTGCCATCACCAGCATAAGAGACAGAACCATTGGCTGATGCTGGGTAGATAATGTTGTCTGAGTTACCTGCGCGAGTTG